TGGATTCAAATCAACTGTAACACATAGTTTGTTAACACAGAGAATAGTTGTAAATATTATAGATGCTACTACAAAAGAAAATGTAGTTACAAACTTTAAAATTATAGATGATAATTCTATAGAAATTAGAAGTGAAACAAGGTCAGAATTAAACGTTTATGTGATAAATGGAAATGCAGAAACTCATTTTATTAATGCGACTGTGGATGATGGTAGAGTGTCTGAAATGACTACTTATTCATCTAAAAAAATACATGAAGAAATTAGTAAGGTAGCAGAACAATTAGCAGGAATTAATAGTAATATTATATCAACAGTAAATAATGACATATTACCTATATAGAAAGGAGAGTGAGGAAATGGCAGCATCAATGAATAGCTTTAATTTACCTGATATGAGAAAATATACTAAAAATATTGCGTTTGACCCATTTGCAGGGGGGAGGCAAAGTTTTGATTGGGGTGGTAATAACCATGGTTTGCAAGGTAGCTCTAAAGACACTTGTTTAAGTTGTACTTACAATGGTTCAACAATTAATTGGGGCTCAGGAAATGTTTGGGTTTTGGGAGGATATGGTCAATATACATTTACTTATAATTGTGAATCAATGCATGTGGATACACAACAAAAATTTCCATATACTTCTAATAGAATAATAACTATAAAAGGTAGACCAGTAATATCTGGTTTAGATACTTCACTTGGGAATAAAAGAAAAGGATTTAGTGTAGATTTTACTGTAAGTGATGATACTCCAGATGTTAATTTGACAGTGCGTGTTTATCTTGATGATAAATTAATACAAAACATTACTCCTGTTGTACAAAATTCAACTTTAACAGCAACAGTAACAGATAGTCAACTAAACTCTTTATCCATAGATGGAAATCACAAACTAAAAATACAATTAAATGATGGATATGATAATTTTGATAGAATTTTTACTTTTAAAAAAATAGAAAAGGGAATTAATATATCAACGTCATTAGTGACTGATAGTCAAGCTAAGTTTACTGTAACAAAAACATACAGTGAATTGACAAAAATAGAATGGTATTTAGATGAAGTATTAAAAGATACTTTTACTACAGACTTGTATTCAGAAAAAACTATTAACTATGAACTTACAGATAATGTAATACACACATTAAGAATAGTTGCTACAGATGCAGAAAATATAGTAGAGGAAAAAGTAATAAGTATAAGTAAGAATATAATGCCATTACAACCTAATGCTAGTTTAAGTGATATATCAACTAAGTTAACAGAGATTGGGCAAGGAGTTAGAAATGGTAAAACAAGTATTGTAAACACTTTAGCATTAAAGAACATAGAAGCAAGTTTAAATAATACGCTAGTAGAGTTATCAGAGAAAATAAAGCAGTCTTTTGATAGTGGAGACGCTAGTTTACAGGATTTAACAAACAAATTAACACAAGCTAATAATACTATAAGTCAATTAAATACAAAATATAAATATGCGTCAGGGAGTGCTGCAACAAAAATGAATGCAGCAGATACTGCTTATTTATATGATACTGGTGTGTACAACCCAGATTATCCACAAAAACCTATTGACTGGCTTAATATTAAAGGTCTTAATTTTATTCCAAATGTATTTTTTGCTGAATGTGAATGTAAACTTAATAGCCCGACTAAATTTCTTAAATATCTTGTTTTTGCTGTTTGTTCGTTACCATCAATTTCTAGTGATAAAGATTTTACAGTTACGGTTTTATTAGACAAAACATATGGAAATCAAAAATATACTGCTAATGGTCAAGTCTATATAAATAATAAGGGAAATATTTATATGAATAATGAAGGCATTTACATTCCTGCATACAATCCTTCTTTGTCTTATACTTTGTACAATTGGCATGCTATAAAATTTATATAAAAGAGGTGATAAAATGAATAGAGCAAATAGAATAATTTACGACCAAACTGGTAAAATATTATTCCAAACAGGAGAAGCAACAGGAGATATATTAGAGCATGATACAATAACAGAATTACATTATATTGATGTTGGATACGGAAATATAGACTATAGTAAACAGTATATAGAATCTATAAATCCAATAACAAAAGAACTTATTTTAAAAGATATTCCAATCTATTTAAGCGAAGAAGAAAAGAGAATACAAGAGTTAGAAAATCAATTACTAATTGCAGAAAATGAAAAGGTAGGAGGATTATTATAATGAATATAAATAATGTTGTAGTAAGAATATTAGCAGAGAGGATTTTAAGTAGAGGCTTAAATCCTTTAAAAAATCGAGAATTTGAATTAGATGATGTAACTAACACAGACTATAAGACAGCAGTTGAAAATTACATTATAGAACATAGTGGAGTAGTAGAAGGAATAGAACCAACAGCGTAGTAGGTTCTTTTTTTTATTGAAAGAAGGTGACTAAATGACTTTTAAAGAGTTAGTTAATAAAGTTAGAAATCTTGTATTAGAAGCAAAGAATGTAACTATAGAAGATACAGAGAATAACTTTACAAGTGATAATGTAGAAGATGCTTTAAAAGAATTAGCAATAAAGCAAAATTTATTAGATACAGAATTAAATGGTCAAAAGACAAGAGGAATATCAATAGCAAATACATTAACAGATATGTTTTTATAAGGAGAATTAATAATGGCAAAGTTAAATGAAAATAGTAGTTTGAAAGAAATAATGGATACTCTTGAAAATACTACAAAAGAAATAGAGGATAATAAAGTCATATATGATAATGCAATTACAATAGTTGATAAAAAAGCAAATTTTAATGACTCAACAAATGTTTTAAACATTCTTTATGATGATAGTTATATCTATGTATTAAAAGCATCAAAATTAGTAAAAACAGATTTAAATTTTAATGTTATTTTCTCAATAAGTTATTCTAATTTTGAATGTTTCTGTATTAGTGAAGATTATATTTATGCTTCTACAGCAGAAAACATATATCAAATTAATAAAACTACTGGAACTATTAATAAAACTATAGCTAATAATTTTGTTAATGATATGTGTTTTTATAATAATATTTTATATTGTTATAAGAGTAGTACAGCTACTATGATACTAATTAATGCTTCTTCAAATTTATTTAGTATAAACTTAACTAAAGATTGTGCTTCTCTTTCTATAAAAAGTTTTTCAACAAGTGGAAATATAAAAGTAAATAGTACAGGTATATATGTATTAGTACAAGATAGTTCTGACATAGCATCTATATATTTATTAAATCATAATTTAACTCAGAAAATTGCATCAGCAATTTTACGTGATAGTAATGCAGGACGTAAAATTATGTTGTTAAATAATGGAGTTTATGTATCGTGTAATAGGGGAGTTATGGGTTATCCAGGAGAAGGTTATTTTAATAAATATACTTCAAACTTAAGTTTACAAATAAAATTGTCTGACAGCAAATATGGAAACTTAGTGGGATTAGATAATAATAGTAATTATATTTATGCAACAAAGGGTCTACGTGAATATGAACATGCAAAAATAGTAAAGTTTTCAAGCAATTTAAATGAACTAAACTCATATGAATTTGAGGGATATGGTTCTCCAAATGTAATTTATAAAAATTATAATATTTATGTGAATGGTAATATTGATGATAAAACTATAGCAAGGTTGGCATCAACAAAAAAATTCTATGTGAAAAGGGAGATGTTTTAATTGATTTTTTTAGGTAATTTAAGTAATACAGATGATATAAATATAAAAAAAGTAGGCTTGATAAACTACATGCCTTCTGATTTGTCTAGTAAGGAATTAGAACAAGGAATACTGGTAGATAATATTATGCAAGAAGAACTTAGAGAAGGATATTACTCTACTTTATATGTAAATGAATTAACAAAAGAAACATACTACAAATATAAATTAATAGCAAAAAGTGGGGAAGAACTTGAAAAAGAAATCTTGATTAATAAAGTAAATTCTACAGAGCAAACAATAGCAGATTTAACATTTCAATTAATGAGTAATGGGGTGATATAGTATGAATTGGTATAAGATAATAACAGATTTCTATAATAATGGTAATTGGACTAAAGAGCAAGTTAAAACGGCAGTAGAAAAGAATAAGATAACAGCAAGTGAATATAAAGAAATAACAGGAGAGGACTATATAGCATAGTCTTTTTTAATTCAAAAATTAGGAGGTTTTCATGAATGAAGAACTTTTCGAAGCAGATTTAAAAAGACATGAAACAAGAATAAATAAACATGGAGAAGAAATAGACGAATTAAAAATAGCAAATATAGAGTCTAAAGCAGAGTTAAAAGCATTGTGTGAGAATCTAAATTCACTTACAAGTATGCTCAAATGGCTAATTGGTACAATGATTACAACACTTGTAGGATTCTTTATATTTGCAGTTCAGAAAGGAATATTTTAATTAATTAGGAGGATAAAAGATGGATAATTTAATAAGTTTTATACCAGGCAACTGCTTTTACTAGTAGTTGCTCTTAATGTATTAGGATTTGGATTTAAGAAATATAAACAACTAGATAATAAATACTTCCAATCATATTGCTTGTGCTAGGAATTGGATTTTCAATATGGATGTTAGGATTTAATCCTTCATCAATTTTACAAGGAATTTTATGTTGGGGAGTTGCAATAGGAGCAAATCAAGTTTATAAACAACTAAAGGATGGTGATAAATAATGAAGGTAGCGTTAGTACCAGGACATACACTAACAGGAAAAGGAACAGGAGCAACCGGGTATATAGATGAAGGAAAAGAAAATAGAATTTTAACTAATTTAATAGTAAAATGGTTGAAACAAGGTGGAGCTACTGTATATAGTGGTAAAGTAGATAAATCTAGTAATTACTTAGCAGAGCAATGTCAAATAGCAAATAAACAAGATGTAGACCTAGCTGTACAAATCCATTTCAACGCAAATAAAACAACACTAAACGCAATGGGTACAGAGACAATATACAAAACTAATAATGGCAAAGTGTATGCAGATAGAGTAAATACTAAATTAGCAACTGTATTTAAAAATAGAGGTGCAAAATCAGACGTAAGAGGTCTTTGCTGGCTTAGTCATACAAAAGCACCAGCAATATTAATTGAAGT